TGTTCAAGAACTTTTTCAAGTTCTTGATCGCTCGTTGCACACTAGCAGTGCTTGTTGCAGAACTGCCTCTAGACATAGCTCTCGTAACCTTCCGTGCGACCAAGCTGGTTGGTGTACTCTTCAACTTCCAAGATAGCCTTACCATCGAAGCGATCGTCAGCATTCACTTCGACGCTCTCATCGGTAAAGTACCTTGTCGAACTTCGGAGCACAGCACCGGTATTGGTCTGCACATCTCGAATAACTCTCTCACGACGACATTTAAGTTGACGAGGGGATTCATAGATCACTTCGCCGAACTTATCCAGCTGCACATTTCCCCTACTGTCTCTCTTAGCACGTTCGAATGTGCAAGTCTGCTTCAGAAATTTCGTCATTCGACTCATACTGGCCTCCTTGCAATTCGGTAGCCACCCGACAT